TAATTTTTTGGTGTTTTGATCCAAACGTCTACCACTGGGGCGTGCAGGTGCTGTGGGAGCTTGTGCTGTGGGGGTATTTACAGGATTCGATTTATTGAAAATCGATGAAATGTCTTTTCCGAATAATCTCATGTTTAAATAGCGTTTAAATGGGGTTTAATTACCAGCGGTTGTTTTCGTTTTTACGCTCGGAGCGAATGATAAACGGATAGCTGCGGTCTCCATTTTCATCGGTTATTACCGGTAAATCGGTTTTAGCTTTCCCTCGACTTACATCCTTTAACCAATTGAGTGCATCTTGGTAACGTGCAGCTCGGTGCTCTGGAATACGATTAGGCGCACAGGAACTGTATAAATGGTACAGCGTACAATCAATGGTGATCATCACAATATGGGCGTTACGGTTTCCAAGGGGATCAAAGATCACATCGGTATTGTAGCGTCCAGATAGATAATTCTTAATTTGAGCAATGGCCATATTTTCGGCTGTAGATAGCTTCGTTTCTGAATAATTACTCAGTAGCACATCTTTTATTTCATCACGGATCAGTACCGTGTAATCATCTGGTGTTATAAAAGCCATTAGAATCGGTTTTTTTTGTTAGCAATTACTTGTTTGTTGGAGGTGACAACGGGTTCGAATCGGCTTTTGAAGGTCATCGCATTTAATTTGACAAGACCACTTTGGAACGCATCGGGACCATCATCATTGGTTGTAGAACCTTTTTCAAAGGCTAAGAGCTGCTCAATGAATTCCAGAACATCTGGATCCTCTTCCTCGGTTTTGGATATAAAGACATTATTACGTTGCCAGTACCCTTCCATAGATTCAATACGGTCGAATTTATTCCCTTTAGAATCTTCATCAGAAACCACCGGAATATGGTATCCACGTATATCGCCTTCGGTATCAAAATCATTGACAAATTCATCCATGGCAAAAAGCCCCTCAATCTCATAGGAGATATTGTATTTACCCAGGTTCCAATCTTCATACAAATCATACAACCAAATAGCTGCCTCAGTTCTTGAAGATTGACGTACATAGGCTTTTAAAAGATGGAATTCCCGTCCTTTTTTTCCTAAGAATATTAAGGCTTTATAATCCCCTTGTGCCTTGTAGGATAAATCTCCATACATAATAAGGGCATCATACTGACTCAGTTTTAAGCGGATCTTATAATGGATGTATTGATGTTTAAAGATTTTACCGTCTTGTACATGGGTGTTCATGTATTCCCTCATAAATGAGCGATACGGCGTATCTTCATAAAAATCTCTCCAGTATTCGGCGTCGGCTTTTTCTGGCCATGTAGGCTCAAAGGTTTTTAAATCTTTAACGGCATTAACGGTGATAATAAAATGTATTGAAGCTTTTCCTCTGCTTTTACGTTTTTTATTAGCGGCCTTATACTGTATTTTCAGTTTGTTGATTACTGTGTTTTTATGGAAGTTGTTATTGGCTACAATAAAACGTCTACGCTTAGCACCCTGTTCAAAGGTTCCTTGTAGATCTTCCCATACCCATTCATACGCCTCACGAGATAAACGCTCATTATTACAGCGCTTTTTAACATCAATATCATCAATAACGATATAGTCTGGACGTTCTGAGAGCTCACGAATACCACGAGGAGATTGTCCAAATCCTAAGGCTGTAAATTTTACACCATCAGTTGTGGAGAAATCTCCATCAGCCCAGTTTCCGTGTTTAAACTTGCGTCCATAGTCATTTATAAATCGTTGGTTATATTGGAGCTGTGCTTGTATATCGGATAAGAGCTTATTGGCTTTTTTCTCAGTTTGACCAATAAGCAGCATAAACTTCATTTTTTTATGCACATATAAGAACAAAGGAATACCCATATCCAAATGAACCGATTTGGCTCCTGATCGGTAGATCTCGGCTAAAAGGTTGCAGATGTCATTTTCAAAAATGATCTTAGCCAGCTTCTTATGGAACTTGGCACATTTTACCTTTGCATACCCTGGGAAATAATACTCAAACCAATCAACGTATTCTTTCTCCAACCGTTTAATTCGCTTATGCTTATCGGCTATGCTTTCATTGATGTCAACCGTTGTAGAGGATTCAATTTTTCGACAATGCTGATCATAATCCTTGATGTATTTTTCAAACTTCTTTTGTATCATGATTCCATGGTCGCTTTGTGAATAATAAAGGCTTTATGCCATTTTAAAAAGGCTACAGCCATTTCAGTATCGTTATCGGCCATCCAGTTGTCGAATTCTTTAAATACCGAATGAACCACCTGAACCGAAATCTTACCAGATACATCTCCAATCACACGGTTTATTTTAGCTAGGGCATCTGCATCTACTTTTGAAGCTTCCCCGTTAGCCACCTTTTTAAGTTCCTGGAGTAAGATCTCTCTTATTTTATGTGGAGCGGCTAAATTTTCATTTCTCCTGTTATCCCAGTCTCCAGCTTTTCGCCAATTCCCTACGGTTTTCTGGGTAACTTGTAAATCCTCAGAAATGGTTTTGGCGTTATATCCATCCTCTATAAATAAGCGTTCGGCGATCTCCTTTTTCTTGGCATTCGATAGTGTACTCATACATCACTTTTAAACCAAAGGTCAATTTTACGTCTTTCTTTCCCTAAAATGTTTGCAACCCTTGCAACAATTATTGCAACCCTTGCAAACATATTTGTTTTATCACTCTAACAATTGAACATTTGAACTCTATTTATTTAACAAACAAAGGGAATGAGAATAACTACGGAGAGAAATAAAATGTATGTCCAAGGACGAATCTATCAAGATGAAGCCGCTTACTTTCAGTATTATTTTAATGCCTTATCAAGAACCTACGGGCAGATTGATTTGCATATACACTGTCAAGGTGGTTCTGTGTTTGATGGAAATTTGATGTGGAATTCTGTGATCCAATCCTCAGCAGAGGTCGATATCTATATCGATGGTTTAGCGGCATCTATGGCTGCTATTTTAATTACTGCAGCTCGTAAAGTATTTATGTCTGAAAATGCCTTTATCATGGTGCATGCCCCTCGGGGTGGTCAAAATGGTACGGCAGCTCAAATGAAGCAAATCGGTAACCTACTTGAACAAATGGAAATCAATTTCCTAAAGAAGTTGGTTGCCAAAACAGGTAAACCTGAAAGCGAGGTCAAAAAATGGCTTATAGGCGACAACTGGTTTTCTGCTACTCAGGCTAAAGAAGCGGGTTTAATCGATGAGATTATAGATCCTACACCAATCAAATTGAATTTAGATGATGATCCATCGTCTTTATCCCAATCTGAACTTACCGCACGTTTTGTGGCTTCGCTGGATTTTGAAGATAAGCAGCAAACATTGACTCCAAATTTTAAGGCTGATGCCGACCATTCTCCCACTCCCAAATTAACACCAAATGATTTTACTATGAAAGAAGATCTTATCACGGCATTAGCCCTAACAGGCGTTACGGCTTCCTCTTCGGATACAGCTGTCATTACGGCTGTAACTCTCAAAAATGCGGAGCTGCAAAAGAAGTTCGATCAGGAAGTTGAAGCCCGAAAAGCTTTAGAGGATTCCTTTAAAACGGAAAAAGAAACGAAGGTTTTGGCTTTAGTTGAAGGAGCCATTACAGCTAAGAAAATTACTGCGGCTCAAAAAGAGGTGTATGTAAACATCGGAAATACCAGCGGTGTTGAAGCCTTAGAAATAATCCTTGGATCTGTAACGGCTCATGTTCCTTTATCGAGTCACCTTCTATCAGCCACAACTCCAAAAACAGGTGCGCCTGTCGCTGGTCGTGAAAGCTGGAGCTGGGACAAATGGCAAAAAGAAGATCCAAACGGATTGGAGGCCATGATGAAAACCGACAAGGACGGCTTTAACGCGCTGTATAAAGGAAAGTATAACAAAGATTTCAAATTCGACTAAAAATGGCAGGATTAAACCAAGAAATATGGACAGATGTCCTAGTAGAAGATTTTCGTACAACCGAAGAGGCTTCTTTTTTATCTGAGATTCCAGACGAATCTCAATATGTTACAGCAACCCGTGGAGAAAACGACGTGATCAACTTAGTTGATGTTGGCGTGGATCCAGAGGTGCTTATCAACAATACCACTTATCCAATTGGTGTAACGGATCAAAACGATACAAATATTCCAATTTCACTCGATAAGTATCAAACCAAAGCCACTCCAGTATCGGATGATGAAATCAAATACATTGCTTATGACAAAATTCGTCTTGTGCAAAGAAAGCACAAAAGTACGGTGATGAAGGTGAAACACGCCAAGGCTACACATGCCTTAGCTCCAACGAGTCATCAAGCAGAAACTCCAGTGATTGAAACCACAGGAGCAGATGATGGAACTGGTCGTAAACAAATATTGAAAGCAGACATTTTAAAGCTTAAGCGTGCTTTTGATAAGCAAAAGATTCCAGTAACGGGACGTATCCTGGTACTTTCTAGTGATCATTATAATGATCTATTAGAAGCGGAGAACAAGTTTGAAGGTCAATTATCTTCTGAAAAAACGGGAATGCTTAATAAAATGTTATACGGATTTAAAGTCTACTGGTACACGGAAACACCGTATTTCAATGCCACAAGTAAGCAAAAGTTAGCTTTTACGGCCATTCCAACGGCAAATGACTATCAAGCATCCGTAGCTTTTTATGCGCCGGATATGTTTAGAGCTTCTGGACAAACCAAAAATTACACGGATGAGCCTAATACCCAGACTCAAAAATGGATGTATAACATTCGTCATAATTATGTGGTGCTTCCACGTAAGACAAGAGCATATGGGGCAATCATTTCTTTAGCAGTCTAATTGTAGAGCATTATGGAAAAGAAAAATATTAAAGAGCGTGCAAAGGAAATCTTTGCCGCTCAAGAAGATCTTAAAACGCTTTATGTAAGTCAAGATGAGCAATTTTTCTCGAGTGAGAATTATGCAAAATTACACAGCGACACATACACGGTGATTAATCGTGAATTAGAAGAGGTTCCACAGGGATTTACTTCTGAAATATCCTGGCAGAATTTAGCAGAGGACGGGGCTCCAAAAGTTGGTGATTTAGCCACAATCTTTGGAGAACCAATTGATGGGGAGTTTCAAATTTCTGAAACGGAAATCGGTCTTTTTGTCAATGGTGAATTAGCCGAAATAAGAACCCTAAAAGCCCAGTAGTATGTCAACAGATGGAGTTAATATTACAAAAGGTAAGATTGGGGTAAATACCCTAACGATCAGTGATGGAATCTGTGGGCTAATTATTGGAGCTCCAGCAGCTGCAAATCTGAATCACAGCATTGTTAAAACGATTTACAATCTTAATGATGCTGAAAATTTAGGGATAAACGAGGCATTTGATACCGATAATAATATCCATGCCCACCGTCATATTTCTGAATTTTATAGACTGGCAGGTGATGGTAGTAAGTTATACATTATGTTGGTTCCTGCGGATAAGACCATGGTCGAAATTTGCGAAGATACAACCGAGATGTACGCTAAAAAGATGCTTATAGAAGCTTCTGGAGAAATTCGTCGTTTAGCCCTTGCGGTCAACCCATCGGTTACTCCAGTAGCCTTAGATGGTATGGCTACGGATGTACATAACGCTATCCCTAAAGCTCAATTGTTACACGACTGGAGTTTTGAGCGTTTTATGCCTTGTCAACTCTTTTTAGAAGGTCATCATTATTCAGGTACAGCTGCAGCTACTTTAAATTTAAGAAGTTTAACAGCTCCAAAGGTATCAGTCATGATTGGACAGGATTATGCTTACGCTGAAACCAAAACGGATCAGGCTAGACATTTTGCCGATATAGGAACAATGCTTGGTGTTGGTTCAGCTTCCAAAGTCAATCAAAACATTGGAGATAATGAAGTCTTTAATCTTACAGATGTAAATCGTGAGATTTGGGTTACTCCAGGATTATCGAATCACAAGACCATTAAATCTGAATTCTCAGACTTAAACACACTTGATACCAAAGGATATATTTTCGGTGCTGAATATACAGGACTTGATGGTGTACGCTTTAACGATGACCACACCTGTGTTGAAATTATTATCGATAGCCAGGGAAATGTGAATGAACACTCTATAGCTTATGGTGAAACAATGGATAAAGCCACACGCGAACTTCGAAAAGCGTTATTACCAAAAGTAAAATCTGATCATCCCGTGGATAAAGCCACAGGGAAACTACCTCTAGGAGTCATCAAAAACTTTGAAGCCATTGGAGATGGTGTTTTTGCAGATATGTTAGCCCGTAAGGAAATTACTGCAGGTAAAATGTTTGTGGATCCATCGTCGGATCTAATTACTGAAAAGGTACTTAAAACATCATACGAACTTGTACCACGTGGGTCTATTGGATCTATTACAGGGAATATTAACCTTAAATCTAATCTATAACCATGAGTAGAATTATAAAAAATAATAAAGCCTATGATTCGGGAGATGTAGACGTATTCATCGAAGGTGTGCCACTTGATGTTGTCGAATTATCATATGGTACAGATCAGGAACATCAGGTGAATCATACATTGCATAACGATGCGACATCGTGGAGCATGGGTAAAATTACCCATACAGCAACCATGACACTAATGATGCATGATATTACACCCATTGAAAAGGCTGCTCCTGATGGAGATATTTTAAAGATCAAGCCTTTTACTGTCACGGCCTCCTTTATTAATGATTACAACGTACCCGTTGTTGATTTGCTTTTGGTGAAATTTAAAACCAAAGGACGTGAAGTTACCGGAGATATGGGACTTAACAAACAGTACGAATTATTCGCAATAGGAATCGATTATAACAACTAAACTATGTCGACAATTACCAAAGAAATCAAAGAAAAATTAATCGCTAAACATGGAAAAGATAACCTAAGACTTATCGAAGTTCCAACCAATGAAATTGAAACGGAATTTTTAGAAATCCTTGTTTTAGTTCCAAACAGAGAAGTGTTTAGTCAATATATGAAGTATATCGATATCAACTTTAAAAAGGCTGCTGATATTCTTATCAAAGCAACGGTACTAACGAGTAAGGAAATTATTTTGGCCGATGATGATTTAGCCAATTCTGCAGCCATTGCCATTACGGAACTTATTGAAATTAGAAAGTCCAGAGTAAAAAAGCTTTAGAGGATTGTTCTGGGCTTCATTATCGGGATGATAAGGACGTGATATTTAAGATTAACGCCATGATTAGTCATTTTTTACACGTGCCTTTTCCCGAGAAATTAAGCGATACAGAATGGTCCGAAAAATGGGCACAAGTACAATTTTTAAAAGAGAAAGGCATTATTGGCCAACCCTCCAACGAACCAACAACACCATGATAGAAATCGATTTAGCTGCACGTTATGCAGCGGCGTTTGGCTTATTTTCAAAACAGAATCAATCGGCCATTGTAACTCCTACAGGTAATGCCTATAGCTTTGAGTATTTTGATCAGGATAATTCAGATTTTGAAGATATGAGTCTGTTTTGGGAGGATAAGCATGTCAATTTTGGGGCGTTACCCTTTAATAAATCCATAGGTAATATTTTGGCTCCACCACCAATGATTGATTTTTACCGAGAAAAGAAATGGATAGAAACACCGGTTAATGATTCAGAGAATCTTGAAGGCATTGAACGTTGGAGAACAAAAGGCTATCGGATACGAATGAAAGGTTTACTGATTGATGCCGATAACCGAACCTATCCAGATGAGTTGGTCAGAACGCTTCATAAATTCTTTGAATTTAATGGCGTGGTTGATGTAGAAGGTGTACGCTTTGAAAATAAAGACATTCACCATTTACTGATTAAAAACATATCATTTAACGGCGTAAAAGGGTTTCAAGATACAATACAGTACACCATGGAAGCTAAGCCTATTGACTCGATTGGTTTCACCTTATTAAACCCTTAACCTATGAACCACTTGTATTTTAATATGGTCTGTAGGATTCAGATCGGACAGGTGGAATTTAATCATGTGCATTCGGTTAAAATCCTACAAAGCATTAAGGCGTTAAGCGATACAGCCGTGATTACTGTGCCAAGGGCTTATAAAAAAGTGCTTACTGGAGGGGAGCATATCTCTTTAGAAGATCGAAATATCACAAATTATATCAAGACTGGAGATCCAGTTAAAATTTATTTGGGATATGATGATAATCTGGAGCTTGAGTTTGAAGGTTATGTCACACGTATAAGCGCAGATTATCCGCTTCGGATAGAATGTACCGATCAGATGCAGAAACTCAAAGAAGGGAATTTAATCCAAGTCTTTAAAGATTGCAAGTTGTCTAAGCTGATCAGCTTTATTGCCAAAGGCTACCAAACCGATATTCGTGTAGATGCCGACTTAGGAACCTTTGAAATTAACAACAAATCACCTTACCAGGTACTCGAGCAATTAAAAAAGGATTTTGGCATCCATAGCTATTTTAAAAACGGGTTTTTAGTGGTTGGATTTATGGTGGCTTTACAACCATCCAGTACGCACAGGCTTGTTTTAAATCGTAATGTACGCGCCAAAGGCAGTGATTTAAAGTTTGTATCAAAAGAAGATATAAAGCTTTTAGTTAGGTATATCTCTCGTAGTAAAGATGGTAAAACCTACACGGGTGAATTTGGGGACAAAGGTGGAAATATTAAAGAGGTTAAAATCCCAGGACTTAACCCGGATGCTTTAGAAGCATTAGCGGAAAATGATCATAAAAGCTCATCCTTTGATGGGTTTGCTGGGAAAATCCCAACATGGGGAATTCCTAGAACAAAAGCCGGTGATTCAGTTGACGTTGAATCGGTAAGATATACAGAACGTTCCGGTACGTATCTACTGGAGGGTGTAACCATCTCCTTTAACGATACAGATGGATTTAAACGAGAAAATCATTTAGGAATAAAATTATGAAACATACAGAGATTGCACTTTCTCAAATGAGAATAAAAGAAATTAAAGGCCGCCAGGATAATCCTGAGGTCTTGAAATATTTTGAGGCTTTAGGACTTGACTCCACAAAGTTTAAAGATGAAACGGCATGGTGCAGCGCCTTTGCCAATTGGGTGGCCTGTGAAGCGGATCTGGAAGGATCTGGAGAACTCACTGCTAGAAGTTGGTTAAAGGTTGGACAACCCGTAGAAGAACCTAAGCTCGGTGATGTGGTTGTCCTTTGGCGAGAATCTCCAGAGAGCTGGAAAGGGCATGTTGGTTTTTTCATCCGGGAGGATAAAAACTGGATTTGGATTTTAGGAGGAAATCAAAATAACGAGGTTAATGTTTCGGCGTATCCCAAAACTAGACTGTTAGAATATAGGAGGATTGATCATGTTTAAATTGAAATTATTAAGCCTGTTTTCAAAACCGATTATACGCCATATTACTGCAGGAATTATCTTACTTATTGTTGGATTAGGAATTGGATGGTTTTTTGGTTACAAATTTATTGATAAGAAACTTGATAAGGCAGAAACCAAAGCGGACATGAATCAAGGTAAATACGAAGAGCTCCAGGAATGTTTTGATGGCTTGGAAGAACGTTACAATTTGATGCAAGAAAGCGTTATCGAAATTGCCAAGCAGGAACGGATCCGTATTCAAAACCATATCCAAGATGTAAAGGTCAAAGATGGCTCGGATTTAAATTTTTCTCCAACATCACATGCAGAGCTTAAAATCCCTCCAGAACCTAAACCAATTATTCAACCTAAACTGAAAAAACGCAGCTTTTTTAAGCGGTTATTTTCAAAAAAAGACAAACGTTTAAACACCGATTAAATCGTATTTAAAATGGAAGAATACCTAAATGAACTGATCAGTATTATTGTTTCAAAACAGGAAAAGCTCATCATCATACCAGGAAAGGTTAAAACCCTTCGAGCGTCGGATTGTGATGTATCCAGAGAGGGACAACCTGATTTATTAAATGTTCGTTTACATTCCATTTTAGAATCACCTACAGATTATGTGAAGGTAGAGCCAAAAGTCGGATCAGATGTATTGGTGGCCATTATTGAGAACCATCCCACAGAAGGGTTTTTATTATCAACAAGTGAGATTAGTAAAACCTCGGTTCAAATTGGATCTACAGCTATTGAAGTATCCAAAGATGGTATAAAAGCCCAGCGTAATGGCCAGAATTTAAAAACGGTTATTACCGAATTTATGGACAGTGTTAAAACAGGAATGTGTGCAACAGCTACAGGGCCAGCTCCACTAGATCCACCAACGCAACTTAAGATCCAACAGGCGATATCTAAGGTTTCTCAAATACTGATTTAATATGAGTTTAAATGATTTAAAACAAGCGTATAAAGCAGATATTAAAGCCGTATTCAGGTCAGGGTACACGGTTAAAACACAAGAGGAAGCACTAGAAAATTTAAGCGAAACATTTGCTAATTCTCTAGAGGGGTATGTAAACGAGCGAATTTCAGAGTTTAATGCCGCTCAAGGTATAGAAGACACTTTCCTGAGAACCAAGGTAAAGGCTTTAATAGATGAAATTAATAAAATAAAAGTTGTCCAGGGTAACAACGTAAATACCCTAATAACCAACCAAATTAAAGACAGTATATAATGACTTTAGCACAATTACAAGCAGCAATTAAGGCTGCATATGATGGAGTAAGTAATAATCCGACTATTGATCCAGCAGTCGCACGTCAAACACTCGCGAATGATATAGGTACAGCTGTACAAAGTTATATCGCTGCAAATGGGGTGAATGCTGGTAATTTAGTACTTGTAAGAGATAGCCTTGTTGATTTAATTTCTGAATTGAAAAAGTTAAAAGTGGATATAGGAAATAATTTAAATGAAACAATATTAACCAATATTGAAACCGATTTAGAATCTTTCTAAAACCTTTAAAATATATCACATGGTAACCGACATCCAACTAACCGACGATAATGATTTAGATTTTTCCTCTGGGGATTTGATGATCGACCAAAGCGATACACAACATGTATCGCTAATAGTCGATAGTTTCCCTGGATTCTTTAAAGAAAATCCAATAGTGGGTTTTGGTGTATCTAAATACTTAAAATCAGGGGTTACCCCAACCCGTTTTAAGAGTCGATTAAAAATACAATTGGGGTATGATGGATATACCAATCCAACAATCCGTTTTAACCAGGGAAAATTAAATGTAGAGATATGAAAATGTGGAGTTACATCCTTGAAGGCTTTGGCTATGCAAATGCATTAGATTTCAATAAAAGTTTATCAGGATATATTAATGAAAAGATCATAACGATCAGTGTATTTGTTGCAGGGTTTGCAAGTGTATCGGAGGCTCTCTTTGGAGTCAATAGTGCATTTATGATTGCTTATGCCTTCCTTATTATTTTTGAAACGATTACAGGGATGAGAGCCTCTAAAAAACGAGGTGAACGAATCCAATCCAGAAAGATGGGTCGTATGTTGTTAAAGCTGGGAGTGTATTCTACAATCATTTTTTTACTGAACCAGTTTAAATCACAGGTTGATTTTCCAACAGTCATCGATTTTGAAATGGATCCATTTAACTGGTTGTACTGGGCAGCACTTTTAGTGATTATATGGCAATTGATAGTTTCTCTACTGGAGAATCTGGACGATTTAGATTATAAGTTTGCTGGGGTTCTATTAAAAATCATAAACAAGAAATTTTATGAAGGGCTTAAAATTGATCAAGATAAATCCTAATCAAACCCTGTTTGATATTGCAATTCAAGTGTATGGCCATATAGAAGGTATTACATGGATACTAGAGGATAATCCTTCTGTTCTAATTACCAATACACCAACGCAAATACAAATAAGGCTAGATCAGATAAAGAAAGAAATCGTGGCGTATCTCCAAAAGAACACATTAGGATTATCAACAGCAGTTTTAGACAACTTACTTGATAATACACATAACGAATTCACTAGGGAGTTTAATTTTGAATTTAATTAAATATGGCAACAACAGCAGAAATACAAGCGTTAATTGACGCATTTCCTATCGGGCAAACCGATGGCGTTTCAGCTCAAATGATTATTGATGTACTCCAGGCGTTAAAAAATAGAGAGATGTTTTCTAAAGAGTGGTCTGATTTATTAAATATACCACAAACTTTGTATAAAACAGATCGACATTTAGCTAATGTAGAGCAGGTATCTAATCCATTTACTCTTCACGCTTCAAAAAGTGGTTGGGTGTTTGTTATTGATTCTCCATCAACGTTGAATATTCAAATCTCAACAGGTGGTTTGCCAGAAGGTTTTGAATGTACAATGATTCAAAAAAGAGAAGGAAGCATCAATCCAATCGATGTAGATGGCGTGGCAAGTGGTACGCCAACTTTTTATACACCAGATGGATATCTTTCGGAAACAGAACATAAAATGGATGTTCTTTATTTAATTGTTGTTGGGGGTTTATTATTGTTTAAAGGTGATTTAAAACACGAATAACCATGATAACAAGATTACAAAGAATACTCATAGCAACAAGTCACCCTGGATCGATGGTTATACCAGTTAGTTATCTGCCGACGAATCAATTATTTTCTTGTGTTCGTGGTGTTGCTAGTTATTCAGGTAATTTGTGGGAAGTAAATAATGGTCTGACAACCGTTGGTTTTGGTCTTCAAAACAATATTCCAGATATCGCCGTAGATACACATATAGCTAATGGTAATGGGACAAATGAAGTTTTAGCTTGGTACGATCAAAATGGTGGTAATCCTTTTGAATTTGCAACTGGAGATGCACCTTCATTATTAAAAGATAGTGATGGTACGTATTATTTAGATTTTGGCAATGGAAAAACGACAATCAATGGCATGATATTAACAGGAAATCATTTTTCATTTGTGAGTTCTATTTCTAAAACATCATTTATTATTGGGAGTCAGCAAGGTGGAACCTCTAGGTACTTTGGTCTTGGACATTCTACTCAAACATCAGGGACATCATCTTATTCAGGGACACCAATATTAATGAAAAATGCCATTCAAATTCCTAATAATAGGCAGGCTTTATATAATGCAGTATCAACAGGTTATTCTCTATTAAGCTATCGAGATATAATATTGTATGCTGCCGTTAATTATATTATTGGAGGATATAATAATGCTGCAGCTGGGAGCTTATGGGCTTTAGGAGGGCATATAAAAGAAATAGCAACTGGTTCTTATGCTACCTCAGAGCATGAATCTTTTGAAATAGAAACAAAGACGAGACATAATATTGTTTAACTAAATACATTGAAATGGAAACACAAATAAAACTCAAACGTAAATCAACAGCGCCACCATTCATTTGTGATCGTGGAGGAGTATATAATAACCCTATTATAAAAGTACAGAAATCTTATCATGATTATGGCAAACAATTGACATTGTTTTTTGGCTTTTATGCCTCCAATGAAGATACACAATCATCTTTAAATCTTGAGCTTACCTTCGCAAATAATAGTATTGATGCAGTTGTTGATGAATCGACAAGCAAGGTGTTGGAGTGGGGATACCCAACATATAACTATTTAATTGCAGAACTGATAGATTTTGATAACGATGGTTATCCACTTCTAATATCAGAAGAAGGTATTTCTTGGCTTATTAACACTCCTAGAGTACAAATACCAAACCGCCTTAATGAATCGAATTTGTCAAATTGGGAATTCATAAATGATGAAACCAATTAAGATTGATTTTGGAGAGAATCCTCATGTATTACCCTTAGACTTCTTTCCATCGTCTAAGGGTTCTAAATGGTTTTCTCTTTACCGAGCTTTAGAGGTTACTTTATCCAATGGGGACGTAATAACCATTCCTGCAGGGTTTAAAACAGATTTGGCATCTGTTCCTAAATTCTTATGGTCTGCATTTGCTCCATTTGGTCAAGGCGTATTGGCGTATATCATACATGATTATCTATATGTTGAAAAGCCTTATACAAGGAAATTTAGTGATAAAGAAATGCTGATATGGGCAATGGCTTTAACGGGTAAAACATTTGATCCTAAAGCTAGGTATTACACCGTTAGATTATTTGGAGGGTTCGTATGGGATGATATTATAAACGTATAACACAATGGCAACAATAAAAGAGTATTACGATAAAATGATACAGGTTAAGGATGGTAATTCTGATCTTGAAGAGCTTAAGCCTTATAACGATAACGGTACGACATTGATGGATGATTTAAATTCAGGATCAAAAGTTGCTATTTGGAGGTTGTTTTTTTGGATAGCTTCGACTTTAGCCTGGTTACAAGGTGAAGCTTTTACTGTACTGAAAAAAGAGGTTAATGAAGATTTAGCAAACGGATACCATGGATCATTGAGATATTACCATTATCGAGCGTTAAATTTTCAATTTGGTCATCAATTGGAATATAATGGTAAACAATATGTGTATTTAACCTATGATGAAAGTTCTAAGATTAATAAGCGTTGTGCCGTATCTATGCATCAGGGAATCATGCGATTTAAAGTCACTAAGGAAAATAACGGAGCATTAGAGCCCTTAACATCAACCGAGCAAACTGCTTTTAAAGACTTCTTATTTAATATACTTTATCCAGGAACCAACTACGAAGTGATTTCTTCTGGGGCTGACCTTTTAAGGTTAGATATTAAAATTTATATCAATCCGCAAATCATTGATTTGAATGGAGAGCACGTTATAACTGGTAATCCCGTATTTGATTTTGCAAGTAATACTTTTCTTCAAAATCTTCCGTTTTCAGGTCGAATGAATATTCAACAGTATATCGATTATATTCAAACAGTAGAAGGTATTGAAGATATTGAGCTAATTGAAACCGCTTATAAATATGGAAGTTTAAACTGGATTGTATTTACAAGAGAAATACAACCATTTAGTGGGTATATGCAGCTTGACTTAACAAATTCAAACATCGAGTATTATGAGTATTTATAATAACTTCTTTGGATGGAACTATGATCATTTAGTCATTATGTTATTGCCTCCAAATCTTAGAAAGCCTAAAGTAATAGGGTTTATCAAAGCATTATCGGCTGGGTTAAATGATGTGCAGAATGCGTTAAATAGCTTTAGAGCAGATTCAAAGTATCAGGCATTATTCTCTGGAGAACGTTTGCAATTTGAGCATTACCTTAATGATGAGTTTGATCGAATAGGTCGTAGTATAAGGCTAATCAATGCTCCATTTTTAGGACGTATATATATCTATAAGTATATTGAAAATAGATCTATTAGAATGTATAAGCATTCCGAAAATCAAACTAATCCTAGAATGTATAAGCTTCAAGAATACGAAATATCAATACATTTTATTATTGAAATACCAACAGGATTATTATCCGATTTAGAAGAAAAAGCCCTTAGGTCTTATGTAGATCAAAGGAAGTTACCAAACAAAAACTATACAATAAGACACGTTTAAATATGAATTACATTAAACCACAAATTGGAGGATTTGATTTTATCCTGGATGATATTGAATTTATGCAAGTCTCAGCAATTGAAGCTTTAAATGCGCATATATCTCATTTAGCAGTATCACAGCCGTCCTTTGTATTATCTGGTTGTGAAATTACAATTGCAGCAGGTTCTGTTATTGAAATGGCAGCAGGTTGGGCGGTAGTCGATGGGGAGCTGCTTCAAGTAGATGCACAAAGTATAACACCAGCTACCCAGGAACAACCTGTTAAATTTGAAAAGCAGGAAATAGACATCACCGATCCAGAGTCCACAAAAACAAAAGATAACGGACAGACTTATTTTGCTTATAAAAAAGCAAGGGCTGTACTTACCTTAGGTTTGTCTGGAGATTCAAATATAGATTCTTCAACTTATAGCCTAGATGATGATGTGAAATATTGGTATTCTTATAAAGATGTCATTTATGGAAAAAGAAATATTATCTCACTTGTTGGAAACTGGGTGTTTAATGGGAATAGGGTACCGTCTTACCAAAAAGATTTTAACGGGATGGTATCCGTATTAGGTAAAACGCCAAATGTTGCGAACACCAATAACGCCTATTCTGTAACAATAGGAACATTACCTGTAGGGTTTAGACCAGAAACGGATATAATCGGTGTATTTATCACAGAAAACGGTTCTTATCCTGTTAGAATTGCATCATCTACTGGAGAAATACTTATCCTGGCAACTGCAATACCGACCGTTAATGGTGAATTGATATTTCCACCATATAAGGGAATGTAAAAATAGTCGTGTTGGAGGCAGACTAAGTAAAAATGTCCTCCAGTTTTTAAAAAAGTTCCTACGCTAATTTAAACAAAGAGCCATACCAGCTACTGGAGGACATAAAGTCTTTCGGTTGCTCGTATGGCTTGTTTTATTTTAGCGTAGGACTACAAAAGTATAATATTTAAATTGAAACAATATGAATAAGTATCACAAAATCCTTCAAAAGGTTAATGATGAAGGTCAATGGCAACAAAATAAAAAAGGAAAAGTAAAGTACTTATTAAACCAATCATTGAAATTAAGACCTATTGATTTACTTGATATACTTGAGGGTCATTAA